CTAGAGGTACAACTTCTACGTTTACTCGTACTCGAACTTCTGCTATAACACGAACCAGTGTATACACAGGAACAAGATACTTTGCCGGTGATTTCATTGGTAACTATGTTGGAGACTATACCAGAGACAGAGCAAGTACTTTATCTTACAGTAGACCTCTCACCTTTGCAGGCAACTTCACAGGTGAATATAGTCGCACAAGCACTAATAATGCTCTTATTAGAACGTCATCGTACTCACGGTTTCCGGTATATACTAGAGAACCTACCGCAGACTTCACTAGGACTATTATATCAACTCGAACTTCTACTGGAACACGAACGAGTTCTTACACAAGAACTGATGGTGTTGACTATACAAGAGACTTCACTGCTAATTATGTAGGAGATTACATAGGTAACTACACAAGTGAGTCGACTCGTACACCATCCAATACCTCGGAGACAGGTTGGCAGGGAGAACGGTTTGTTATTGAATTGCGAAGAGGTTCTGATGCAACATCTATAGGTGCGGCTAGAGGAACCCTTGCAGTACTAGACTCAAAAGAATTCACTCTTTATGATGATGATCATGGGTTGTTCGTATCTACATCTCCACAGGTGATTCATCATACATCAACAACACATGATGTCACCTTTGATTTCTATACAGAAGGAACTTCATTAGTACCAGCAAGAATCTACCGAGGAAGTTCTATAATAGTATCGGACTTCAACCTGTCATCTAATCAGAGAACGACGAAGACTGTGAATGAAGTTCCTCCGGCTGGTTCAAGTTATACTTACAGTCTAAGAGTATGGAATGGTAATGCGTGGATAGTGTCGTCATACTATGTAGTGAGTAGGATATCCAATACGGACTATGTACCACCAACTACAACCTACACGCCAACCTACACGCCAACCTACACTCCTCCAGTATATTACACAAACACTGGCGGCTCTAATAACAACCTAAATTAATTTAAAAACATATTGATAAAACTGTTATAAATAGTATAATGAAAAATGTAAGGTAACCCTGATGAATTTGAAATTCGTAGTATACGTAAAAATTGAGACTGGTAGAATATCTAGAATATCAATACCACATCACAACATCGATAAGGCAGGCATCTCTGAAGATGCTACTATGCGTATTATCCATATCTTTGAAGATAATATTCCAGAAGGGTGTCATGATACGAGATACTTCATGGACTATCACTGGTACAACAGTGAAACAGAGTCTTTTGATTTTATAGGATTACCACCTAACAGACACTCTGTATGGAGTTCTACAGATGGATGGTCTTGGGACGCAGAGTCATTGTTACAAGACATCGTAGTGGAAAGAAACAGATTTTTGTTTTCTTCTGATTGGACTCAGTCATTGGATGCTCCTTTGACCGAAGCAAAACTTCAAGAATGGAGAGACTATCGACAAGCATTAAGAGACTTGCCGTCAACCATTGGAAATGTAACATCAGTGTCAGAGGTCGTCTGGCCTACTGCACCGAAATAGAGGATAGGAATATACAATGATACTAGCTATCGTAAGACAAACCATGAGGTCTCGCATTGCGAGAGATTTATTGACAAATGTACAGGATTTATCAAGTCAATACTTTATTGGTATTGGTAAGTCTGACATTTTTCAAGATGATGATATAGCAGTTTCTGCTGTTGATGCGTCTCATGAAGAGAGAGAGTTTCGTAACAATTTACAGTCCATTAAAAGAGTAGAATCATCATCAATGGTGATACCTCGTGTCAATTGGTCTAGTGGTTCGTTATACTCTGTGTGGTCAGATAAAGAAACTACACATCCATACTATGTGATGAACGAACAGAAAGAAGTATACATCTGTTTGTCACAGGGTGGTACCGCAGAAACCCCTAACTTGTCTACTGTAGAACCTAACTATGGTAACGTGGGACCTGATGCTTATCTAACACCGTTCACCACAACAGATGGGTACGAGTGGAAGTATATGTTCTCTCTATCACCAGAACGTGTGGTCGACTTCCTATCATCTAACTATATTCCTGTTCTAGTTTCCGATAAAGACCCTGCACAAGCAGGTCCATTCGAAGATCTTCTCATCGAAGTTCAGAACACTGCAATTCCAAGACAACTAGTATCTGTTGAAGTTGTCGATGGTGGTAGTGGATATACCGATGGAACTTTACAAGTGACCGTTGATGGTAATGGTACAAGTGCCGCATGTACTGCAACTGTATTAGGTGGTAAGGTAGTTAAGGTCGCTATGGATAACCGTGGACAAGATTACACCCACGCAAGTGTCACTGTTGATGGTATAGGGTCTGGGTGCGTATTGAGAGCAATCCTTTCCGACCATAATGGTCTGGGTAAAGATCAGACAAATGATTTCAAAACAAGTTCAATAATGTTCACTATTAAACCAAATGGAATTGAAGATAACACCTTCATCGTAGAGAACACTTTCCGTCAAATGGGTCTATTGAAAGACATTGACAACACTGACGGAACACCTTTCTTAGGAACCAAATTAAAAGTTTTACCTTATGTCAGACTTACATCCGCATCTGGATTTACTGCTGGTAATCAGATTACCGGAACTAATTCCGAAGCACTAGCACACATCGATGAATCTGTGAACAACAACGTCTACTTCCATCAAAATGAGTCAACAGGATTCGGTGACTTTGAAGTCGGTGAGACTGTTACCGAGATAGGTGGAGACGCAACAGGAGTTGTTTCATTAGTGTATGCCGACAATGGTGTAGATCGGTTCTCTGGCGAAGTACTATATATTGAGAACAGACACAGAATACGACGTGACGCAGAACAACAAGAAGACATTAAGATAGTAATCACCGTTTAGGATTAATCATGGCAGATTTTACAAATAAGACGTTCAAAGAAACTTACCGAGATTTTTATAATCCTGAAGATAGTTATCATCGTGTATTATTCAACTCAGGTAGAGCACTACAAGCACGTGAGTTAATCGAATCACAGACAATTATCCAAGAGGAGATTGCACGATTCGGTCGTAACATCTTCAAAGAAGGTGCACTAGTCAATCCAGGTGGTGCTACTGTAAACAATAAATTGGAATACATTCGACTAGATGCAACTAGTATTATTGACCCTACCTTGGTAGGTGAGACATTAACTAATGGCACTATTGAATTCAAAGTAATTGAAGCACTCGAATCTACTGCAACTGATCCGGCTACACTTTACGTACAGTACACCGATACATCTGGTATAACTTATACCGAGAAGGCACCTCGTGTTTCTTCGTTGGATACTCTAACTCGTCCAGATACAACTACTCTTACTGTTGCTGATGACAGTGCAGATCCTATCCCAGCATCTGGTCGTGGAACCAAAGCATACTTTGCAGCTGGTGATTTCTTTGTACAGAATCATTTCGTTTATATGGAAGGTGGTAGTTCTTTTATCGACAAGTACAGTTCACTACCAACCACAGATATTGGTTTCCGTATTGAAGAAGCAATAATCACCGAAGGTGATGATGTTGATTTATATGATAACCAAGGTGATGTGCCAGACACTACTGCACCAGGTGCACATAGATACCAGATTAAGTTAGTACCTACTACACGTGACCAAGTAGAAGTTGAAGAGAACTTTGTTTTTGTTGCACGTGTTGTTGACGGTATCATTACTCGTGAAGTCAGTACCTTTGATGCATACAACCGAATCAATGACCTTCTTGCACAACGCACAAAGGAAGAGTCTGGTAACTACGTAGTAGAACAGTTCAAGGCAATCTTTGAAGAGAAAGATGCCACCAACTTGAACCTAGACGTTACTGAAGGTATCGCATACGTAGATGGTTACCGACTAGAGATTGGTACAACGGACATCAATGTACCGAAGGCAAGAGACCTTATTATAAAAACAAACGAACCTGTCCCTGCCGCATATGGTAACTATGTCTATATCGATGAAGCATTGACCGAAGGGTTTGGTCGTCTTGATACATTTGGAAACCAAAGACTAAAAAACTCTGCCGGTAATTTCATCGGTTATTGTAACGTGCGTGGTGTTCAACAAGATTCCGTTGGTACTCGACTATACATCTTCAACATCCGTATGGATCCTATACCGCCGGGTGGTTCTGGTTACTACAGTTTCTCTGACGTAGACAAGATGGTAGATAACATCCCAGGCAGTGGTCAACCAGAAATGAAGTTGGTAGACAGTGTAATTCACGAAGCATCAAATAATAACTTGTTATTTCCTTTACCTAGAACTAGTCCTTCTAAAGACCCTATCACTGCTAACTACACTATCCAACGATATACTAGACAAACAGCAGATGTTAGTGGTGAGATTAGTCTTTCTGGTATTGAAACTAACCAATGGATAATATGTGAAACAGAGGGCCCTATTTTATCAGTAACCCCAAATATGTCGGGTACTTATACGGGACTAACTTCTGGTCAAGAGTATGACATTGCATACTACGTAGAACTCAGTAATGTACAACGACGATCCAAACTGATTGCAACTGGAGTTAAAACTCAAACCATTCCCACCGTAGACTGGCAAGCACGTCCAGTATTCACTGGAGAAGTTGATGGTATTGCTCTACAATCGGTCAAGTTCAGAGATGATGTTAATACCGCTTGGTCAGCCGCAGAAGACATTACTCACCAGTTCACCCTAGATGGTGGTCAACGTGATAACTTCTATGACCAGATAGTTGCATACGTTAAGCCAGGGTATGTTATACCGAACGGTGGTGATTCTGAGATTCAGGTAACCTATACTTATTACGACCATCAAGATGACGGTGTTTTCTTCACCGCAAGTTCTTATTTGGACGACACTTACGAAAGTATCCCAGACTACACCACCGCAACAGGTCAAGTAATCTCTATGCGTGACGTTTTGGACTTCCGTCCTTCTCGTGCATTTACCTACCTAGGTGAGTTTGATGTTAGGGCCGAACTACCACAGAATGCCTCGGCAATCACAATTAACAATATACAGTACTACCTACCACGTATCGACATTCTAGTTGCCAACGCAACAGACAGTCGTGGTGACATCGGGTTCGGTGAACTACAGGTGATTCAAGGTGAGTCCAATGTAATCCCACGTGAACCAGAGATTCCTACAGGTTCAATGGCACTGTACAAGTTCCGATTGAACCCATACACATTTGGTACTGCCGACCTTACTAGCACATTCATTCCAAACAAACGATTCACAATGAAAGATATCGGTAAGTTGGAACAACGTGTAACAGACCTATTCGAACTAACTACTTTGAGTCTGTTAGAGTCCAACACTAACGCATTGACTGTACTAGACGGTTCGGGCAATGCACGTACTAAAGCGGGATTCATTGCGGACAACTTTAGTTCGTTTACCTTCTCAGATATCAACAATAATAACTATCGTGCGTCTATCGACCCACAGGGATTGTTGAAACCATCCTTCCGTGAGAACTCAGTTCGTCTTTCTTATAGTACGGACAATGTCGACGCGGTTGTGAAGCATGGTGACCTAGTAACTCTACCTTACACAGATGTCAATCTAGTATCGCAACTACTTGCTACAGATACAATGAACGTAAACCCATTCGCAGTATTGACTCAAACCGGACATATGGAACTATCCCCATCTTCGGATGAGTGGGTTGAGACTCGAACCCTACCACCTGTTATGCAGACCACAGTACGTCGATTAGAAAACTTCGAAGCCGACCTATGGGTTAATTCAAGTGAAGGTCGAGGGTTTAGTAATATCGGTAATTCAGGACTCTTCACTACAATACCAAGAGACGTGTCGTTCAGAGATACAACTCGAAGCATTCAAGACTTCATCGGTGAACAAGTTGCAGATGTAGAGATTGTTCCGTTCATGCGTTCTCGTAGAATCCACTTCACTGCCAAGGGTCTTCGTCCTAACACTAAGATGTTCGCATTCTTCGGTAATAAAGACGTGAGTTCATGGGTGCGACAAGAGACAACTGCTTCAAGATTCTCGGACGATCCTACAGAGTTTGGTAGTCAGTATGCAAATGAACCAGAATATCCATCTGCTCTGGGTGGAAAGTCTCCACTACAGACAGATGCAAACGGTGAATTGATTGGTAGTTTTTTCTTACCTAACACACCGTCTATCAACTTTAGAACTGGTACCCATGAGTTTAAACTTCTTGATGTAAGTCTCAATGACGAAGACGAAGCAACAGTTACAACTCGTGCGGCATACACATCAACAGGTTCTATCGAGAGTGTACAGAGAACTGTACGCAGTACTCGTATAGTGGGTAGACGTGCTGGTCGTCAAGACCCTCTCGCACAGACATTCTTCGTTGACCAGATAGAGAACCCTAACGGTCTATTCATAACTAAAGCAAGAATCTTCTTGTCGACCAAAGATGATAACATTCCTCTACAGGTTCAGATTCGTCCAGTAGAGAATGGTATACCAACTACACGCATCGTGCCTGGCGCAGTCAAGTTTATTGACCCTGCTGACATTGCGATTGCGACTAATCCCGAAACAATTGAAGATGTACAAGGTTCTCCAACAATAGTTGAATTTGATGAACCAATTTACTTGACAAGTGGTGAAGAATACTGTATAGTATTACTTGCAGAGTCAGTGGGATATAATGCTTATATTGCTGAAACTTATCAAAACGTTTTCGGTTCACGAGAAGATAGAGTTACAAGACAACCTACTTTAGGTTCTCTGTTCCTATCACAAAATGGTTTCACATGGACTCCAGACCAGACTAAAGATCTAATGTTTGAATTAGACCGTGCTGACTTTGATGCATCTGGTGACCTTGTTCTTGATAATGCACCACTACCAAAGGTTACTCTTGGTTCTAATCCTATCGATACTACTCAAGGATCTTCGATTGTTAAGATCTACCAAGAAGGTCACGGATTCAGTTACAACGATACAGTATCTATTTCTGACGTACCCAATGCAATTGGTGGAGTTCCATCAACCGACTTCGTGGGAACATTCCTAGTATCTAACCCAACATGGGATGGATACAACATCACTGTGGCCACTACCGCAACATCTTCCGCTCAAGGTGGTGGTGATGATGTTACTGCGTCTCAACAAGTTTACTACGATGAGTTCGTGCCACAGATACAAACTGTGACACCAAACTCAACAACCATATCTGCTAAGTTGTTTAGTCCTTCTGTTACATCTTATGGTGATATTCGTTCGACCAATCAGTTTGGTTACGGCTTGCCTGCTGATTTAAATAATGCGAAACCCGTATTCTTAAATGACTACAACACCAACACATTACCGAGCGTTGTGGCATCGTCGGATAATGCTGGTGGTTCAGAGACCATGAAGTTCAATCTTCAGATGACGACAAATGATACTAAAGTTTCTCCAGTCATTGACCTACAGAGGGTCTCTGTTCTTGCATTAGAAAATGTCATTGACTATAATGTTTATAACGAGACGACGAATACACCTGACTATAACACATTTAGGTACGCAGCACAACACATAACTGTACCAGTGACCGTCGACGAATCGTCTGTTGGACTGAAAGTTATCTTTACTGCAAACCGTCCATCTCCTTCTGACTTTGAAGTGTACGTGAGAGTTGCAGCAGATGAAGATGCTTTGGCTGCTACTGACGGCACAGATGATAATAACTTCATATCAGAGTGGGTACAAACTACCATAGACAAAGAACTTCCTTCGGATGAGAATCCTTTGACATACCGTGACTATGAGTACACTATTGATACCGATCAGTTTACCGCATTCCAAGTGAAGATTGTGATGCACTCAAGTAACTCGTCTAAGTCTCCGGTAATTAGAGACCTACGTGCAATTGCACTGGTAACATAATGAATACCCATCAAAGAGTAGAAGGTCACAGTAATTTGGTAAGGGATAGACGCACAGGCGCTATCCTAAATACCAACAAGACAGAAATAGAAAGGTCAAGAAAACTTAGAACAGTTCAACAGGAAAAAGAACAACACATCATACGTCTAACCAATGAGGTAGACACATTGAGAGATGATGTTACACAAATAAAAGAATTGCTTTTTCGTTTATTAGAGGATAAGAAATGAGCACAGGTACTATACAAACAGTCAATCTCGCAGATAATATCAATGCGGCATTCGATAAATTAAACGAAAACTTTGCTCTTGTTAAGACTGGGGTCTTTAATAGTGTAGATTCAAATTCGGTTACGAATATCGTCAACAATATTCTTGATTCGGATTATTTTCTTACAGTCATCAACCAAGAATATCTACAACAATTTACCATAGACGTTAACGTAGATTTAACCGATCTTGAAAATGCTGTTGCTGCTAACGCGGCTTCCTTGTTGACATTACATGCAAGTGTAACTGAAACCGATAGTGGTATCACCGTTCTTGCCTCACAGATACAAGCCACTCAAGCAGAACTTGAAGGTCTTGTTCTAGGTGGTATTGATTCGGACTTACTTGCAGATGCTATTGCGAATGCGAACACTACTTTAATCTCACGCATTGATGCGACAGATAGTAGTATTAGCGTTTTTGGGGGAAGAATCGATAGTGTGAGTGCGGATCTACTTCTTTTAGATTCTGCGACCAATGACCGAATCGATTTACAGACTAGTGCCGTAAGTGCATTGACCTCTACTGTGAATGCAAACACTAGTGGGTTGTCCGCTGTGGTTTCCGATGTAACTAAACTAGACGTAGACTTAAAGGCAGTTATTAGTGATGGAATAACTCTCACACCAGAACAAGTTACTGAAGCCATTGGTGGTGCACTGGATGAGTTGACTCTTAGACTTAATGCGGACAGTGATAGGTTGGTATTGGAAGCTGGTAAAATAGTAAACCTAGACACCTTGGTTAGGGCGAATGATTCTGATACAGGTGCCCTAATCACCGCAGAAGGTAACGCAAGATCAGCTCTAACTTCTCGTGTGGAAGTCAATGAAGGAAATATCTCGACTGTACAGGGAGATATTACTATTCTTGAAGGTAAAATAGATACTGTAGACTCAGATGGTAATCCCACCACTTTCGTTGCACTAGCTACAGAATCCCTACAGACAGAAGTCTCACGAGTAGAAGGATTAATAACAACAAATGCATCTTGGGGTATAGACCTAGTTGCTGGAACTGAAGCAAACCCACACATTGCTGGTATCAAGTTCGGTAATGACGGTGCAACCGCAGAGTTTGCATTGACCGCAGACACCTTCAAGATTGTAAATGCTTCTGATAATGAAATCCAACCATTCACGGTTTCTGGTAATGACGTGTTACTTTCTAATGCGACAGTTACAGGACAACTAGATATAGGTACAGGTCAAACTGGTGCTCGAATGGAATTAACAAATGACGCCACTAAGATATTTGATAGTTCTGGACAACTACGTGTACAACTAGGGAACTTGGCAGGACTATGAGTCACGGACTATACATAAGTGACGGTATCAACGGAGGAGTTATAACTAACTCCGATGTCATATTCAATGAAGAGTATGATTTTGAACTTACTAGTCAATCTATTGGAGGAAATTCTTCTATTAATATCCAAACAGAAGGTGCTGGAAATTCAGCATTGATTGGAATAGACTTAACAACTTCGAGTGAAAATATAGAGATCACTCGAAATTCTTCTAATGACACTTTGACAATCACCAATACGAATAATGGAAATGCGGTATTTTCCGCAAAACTTTTTAGGTTTCAGTAATGTCAGATTATGGTCTTACAGTTTATAATGCTAACAACGGATTAATGTTTGATTCTCGTAGAAAGATGAACAGTTACGTTGTTAGTGAAATAGGAACTGGAACTGGCCCTAGTGTAACGACAAATGGTCCATTTTCTACTAGTGATGCGGATTTCGTTTTTATTAAGATACCTGATGGTCAGATAAATGCCTTCAATGATCAAGTTATTTTTTATAACCAAATATCTAAAAAGTTTAATAAACGTCAGATGACCAATACTTCTTCGGGAGGACAGTGGACTACTACTTTTGGTCCTGCTACTGAAGCTACACTGGATTATTTTACGGTAAAACATTCGAGTAAAGTTTCATCCTCAGATGATTATGGTCTAGTGGTTTTCAATGCAGATAATACCAAACAGTTTGATAGTCGTGCCATACAACTAGGACACCATTTTAAAATAAATACATATCATGAACCAAGAAGTGTGGACGCATGGTCTACTACAAATGGTGGAGTTAGTTTAGGTTCATCTTCAGACTACTGGGAAATATCTAACTGGACGAGTGGTTTAGCCGGCACCTTCGAAGGTGATACTGACATAGTTGGTATTTGGTTTGCTGGTGGACCTTATGCTATTGGTTATTATAGTGTTGGTAATAATACTGGTCCTGAAGGAAATACTTCCGCAACAAGTGATGAGAGATGGGCAACCAGTATCACCGGAATGATACTTTCAGCAGAATTAACATAAAGAGAAGATAAATGATTTATTATATTGCTTTCATTAGAAATAATGAAATAGAAGTTCTGAAATTAGCATCTGGTAATAATGAACCAGAAGGATTACGTGAAGACGGTTCTGAAGTGGTTCATATTGATTTTGCTATAGATAATAGAAATGACTTCATTATGACTCACTATTGGGACGACGAGTGGAAAGAAAGGGAAGTATCTCCCAACAAACATTCCAAGTGGGTGAACAATCAGTGGGAATGGTCATGGGACGATCTCATTCAAGAGATAAGAGAAATTCGTAATCTATTGCTTCAGAGTAGTGACTGGACTCAAATGCCAGACTCTCCGTTATCAGAAGATGATAAGTTGGACTGGCAAATATATCGTGAGGAACTAAGAAGTCTATCTTTTGTCCAAGACAATATATCT